GAAAGGCTATGGCTCTAAAGATGGCAAGTTTCAGTTTCTAGCTCAGAATTGGAGCACCTATCATAAAGATATGTACACCTACGATGAATACTGGACGCGTACGTATCGGATAGGACGCAAGCTTGTCGACACAAAGACAGGAGAGCTTGCTAATTGGACTGGCAATAAAGAGCAATTTCAGATGCTCAAACAAATCAATCCGAATGTGGAGCTTATAAAGGCTTCCGTTCCCACTATAAAATGGCACATCTTGGTTAATAATAACCTCGTTTACGAGGAAGAATCTCCCTTTGGTTTGGATAGGTTCCCATTTGTGCCATTTTGTTTTTATCACTTCCCCGAAGTGCAGAACTACGCTTACCGATACCAGGGGTTTGTGAGAAATATTAGGGATTCCCAGGTGGAATTGAACCGTCGGCGCAATCGACTTCTCGATATTCTCGACGCCCAAATTCAATCCGGCCTTATGCTAAAAGAAGATGCTCTAGTTAATCCCGAAGATGCATTCTTTCAAGGCCCTGGGAAAATCCTATTCTTTAAGCAAACTGCCAACCTCGCCAGCGACGCAGCGCCGATACCGCCGCCGCCTGTCGCAGCGGGTTGGCAAGAGCTTATTAGCTCCATTGAGAAAGAGATCATGGATATTGTCGGTCCAGAAGAGCTCTTTGCTCAGAATATGGGCGCAAAAGAGATGTCTGGCGTGCTGATGAAGCTTAAAATGGGCGCAGGGCTAACGGGCCTTCGCAACGTATTCGATAGGCTGAATCAGTCCCAAATGTACCTCGCGGAGATCATCGATGATTTAATCGTAGAGAACTTCTCTAAAGGCAAGGTGGCACAGATCCTAGGAAAAGAGGCTACACCGCAGTTCTTCGATAGGGAATTTAACAAGTTTAACTGTACAGTAGAAGAGCTGGAGTTGACGTCCACACAACGCCAGTTGAAATTCCTGCAAGCTGTGCAGCTTAAACAAATTGACCCCGAAGCAATCAGCTCCTCTTATCTCCTTAAGCTGTCCACCCTCCAAGATAAGAAAGAGCTTATCGCAGAGCTCGATCAGAAAGCGCAGCAGGCAGCTCAGATACAGCAAGCGCAGATGCAACAGCAGATGCAGCAACAGGAGATTGTCACACGCTCTATTGAAGCGAAAGCGCAGAATGACTACGCAGCAGCTCAAGAGAGACAAGCACGCGCTGTCTCCGATATTGCCCTTGCTAAAGAGAGATCATCACAAGCTGTACACGATAGGGCAGCAGCTGCACTTGATAACGCCCGAGCTATCAAAGAGATGTACCAACTCGATGAGAATAGACTCATGGATCTTGCTCGCTTTATCCTCGAGCTTCAAGCGTCACAGAAGGCGATGGCAGGTGGCGAGGAAGGCGACTCTGTAGAACAAGCTAAATCTCTATCTGTGCCTAATGAAATCTCAAAGGCAGAAAGCAAGCCCTCAACTCTTAACAAGTCAAATGCTTATGCAGGCGCCGGCACTCCTTGAAAGTGAAATCATGCTGATGGTTGCCGATATTTTCCTCACGATGGATGACAAAGAAATGCGGTATGTGTACAATAAAACGAAACATTTCCCCGTCGTCAAAGATGCCTACAAATACGTACGTACACTTATCAAAGAATGGAAAAAGACTCATGGAAAAGTCAAAATGTTGCCACTCACCAGTGACTCAAACTTATGTTAATATCGATGGCAAACCTTGTGCGTTTACGATATGTTGCAATTGCGAATGCTCAACGGATGTCATCTACGACAAAACGCAAGATCCTGGGCCTTACGCGTATTTTCGATCGGAAGCGATAAAATCTTCTCGCATTTAATTATTTAAAATACATATTCTCTTTGTTAACACCCCAAACCAAGGAGTCTTTATGCTAGTTTGTGAAGATATTCACGTAGTTTTGCCACCCTATCCGCATCAAGATAAGGCTATGCAACATGCATATGAGATGCTCTCATACATTATTGTAGAGGAAGATAATGAAACTACAAGGATTAAAGCTTTAGAGATTGCTCTTGCTGCCATGATCTACGCCTCTAATATCACCAATTGCGAGATAGTATTAGCTCTGGAGAGTATGAGAACGTCGCTCTTGCTAGCTCGTAAAGATCCCCAAAGACTGATCTAGATGGAACCTCAGGAACATCGCGAGATTTTTAAAGAAAGAGTCAGAAAGCTCGCGAATAAAATCTTAGAAAATACTTACGAAATAACAAAAGAAATGAATCCGACTTTGGATGAGATTACCTCAGCATTTATCATTCTAGTTTTAAATATGATGATTAATAATGATGATTTAGACGAAAGTACAGTAAAGAAAATGTTTGAGAGAATGTTACATGAATATTGTGTTATTAAAAGAGAAAATAAAGACAGTTCCCCTTCTACAGAGACAGCAGAAGATAAATCGAAAAGAAGCTAAGAGGCTTTACGACGAGATGATGGAAAAGAGATGGCTGCAAATCATTAAGAGAAAAAATGGCATGGTATAAAGATCCAAGTGGTAACCTGCATAATCTAGATAAATATATCTATATATCGAAATCTAGAGATATCAGCGGAGACTTTACAATTACTTTTCACCACGAATCGGACATGGTAGCAGAAGAAAGATTGTTTTTTGAGGAAGAGGAAATAAGAGATGCAGAATTCTACAACATCTGGAGAAAATTGCAAGTGGTTGATCAGTAGGAAGAGATGATTGAAGAGGGGTTTATTGAAAGGGCTAAATCATGGGCGTTAGAAGAACCTGAATATTACATTCACAGACAATATGACAAAAGGAGGAAAAAACCAGAAAAGTATAAAGGTTTTAGAAAGGCTTATGAAATTTCCGAAAAGGGACAAAGAACCTCCAAAAGAAGAAACGCAATCCGGCAAAGAAGGTTTAGGGAATTAGTGAAAGATCATACACACGAACAACTCGAAGAGATTAGAGATTTCTACTGCCGATGTCCAAAAGGTTATCATGTTGACCATATCATACCGATTTCAAAAGGCGGCACACACACATTAGACAATCTTCAATATCTATCTGCCACAGAAAATTTCCAAAAAGGTGCAAAACTTAATTGGGTTGGCAAAATGAAAGGAAATATTTGAAAAAGGAACTATTTGCAGTTTTTCCAACATAAGGTTTATTATCAGACACTGTAAACAGCATTTCCGTTAAATATCCTTTGACAGCAAAATCCCCATCTGTATATATACTTCAAGTAAAAATTATGACAATTAAAAAGATGTATAAAATTTATTGGTACCTTTGCCTCAATTGCGGTCGAACGGATGGCGATGACGAAGTTAAATACGACCATCAATGTTGGAGATGTAAGGGGCAGCCGATGTATCCAATCGAAGATGATCTTATAGATATTCTCCTTGAAAGGCGCAAGGCAAATGAAATACTGCCTTAGGTGCGGCAATCTTCCGGAGCGCATATCCGAACATGGATTCCGTTGCCTTACCTGCGATGCTGAGTATCTTGTGAATATCTACCATATGAGTTGCGGTGTCCCCGTCACTGATATCCGAATGACTCAACTACCCAAAAAAGAGAGAACAAATGAAAATGTCATGGAAACCTAACGAAACCGAAAAAACGACCCGCTATGTATGCGTGTGCTGTCTTAATACAACTCTAGACAATAGAGTTTCCTATTGCCAACCTTGCCTTGAATGCGGCGATCAGATGTGCCCTTTAACAGATGATATACGCGAGGAGATTGCTCAAATTATGCTTAAGTGGCGGAAAGGAAAATAAAACTTGAGCCCCGGGAGTCCCCAGAGCCCAAGAAGGCTAACCTTACATATGAAAAAAGCGACGACCAAGGAAGGATAACGTCGCACCTCTGATCATATCCCACTCTCTCTTTTCAATCAAAAAAAATCTCTTGTCAAACCCGATTCGTTCTGTTATTTAGAACCTGTAAAGTAAATTATTTACTATACAGGAGATTTCACATGGCTAGTAAAAATGTAAATCCCGATAGGGGCCCTCCAATGATTGAAGGCGCTCATAAATGGGACAAAGGCTACACAAGCGATAACGAAGAGTTCTCACCCGTCAAAGGGGATGAGATGAGAGGCAACGAGTATTTCAAGATGCGTAATGCATCCCAGAAAAAGGACAATGAAAAACTCAAAAGATCAAAGTTTAGCAAGACTGCTTAATGTTTGACGTTTCAGTCCCTTATATATCTTCAGGGCAACAACTCGGTGAAACGCGT